GCAAGGATCGCATCAAACTTAGCTGTTTCAGCTGCGGTAAAGGTAGCAGTTCCGCTGACATCTTTGTAAGTCGCATCGTCCATCCAGATCGTAGCGACTTTCTTAAGATGCTCGACGATACCTTTGGCGAACGTGGCTTTCATCGTCTCGAAGCTATCACCTTCGTATGTCGTATGCCAAACGACACCAATGCTCGCTGCTTTGATTTTCTTACCGAGAGAAGAATCTACAGGAATGGCGTATACGATAGTATTAGGTTGAAAGGTGTAGAACTTAGTGTCGTCGAACGTTTCTACCTTCACATCACCCTTCGTGAACATGAGATCGCCTTGATATACACCTTTGGTGATACCGAGCTTCTTGAATTCACGCAATGCCGTGCTAAACTTAGCTGCGAGTTCACCGTCGAGGTCTGCGTCGATATCAGCTTGTGTCTTGTATACTTTTGGATTCTTGTTGAAGATACCTTTCTTCGCAACGAAGAACTTACCGTCGCTAGGATCGATACCAGCAAAGATAGATGGAGCTCCATCCCACTTGACTGTAGCAGACACTCGCGTCTTGATATGACCAGAAAGCATATCGCGGGTTGCGTTTAGGAATCTGAAGATTTGCTGTGCACCTTCAACGCCATCATTGAGAACCAAGTCCTCAAGATGTTCCATATGAAGGTTCTTCTCTTCAGTAATAAATGTCGATAGCTTTTTCATTCAAAACAACTTAGATTTAGTTTGCCCTTAATGATAGTAACAGACTTACCATCAACGGGAGCAATGTTAAAAGGTGATTTAGATTTCATAGAAAATTGCATCTCGAAAGTGAACTGATAGTTATCGCTGCCTTTGTATTGAACGCGGGCGCGATAGATAGCTTTTGCTGAAGAACCGAACGTAGGAACGTCTTTCAATCCAAGAGGATTAGTTTTACCCATGAGATAGAATCCATGAGTTCCTACGTTGACATAGTATGTATCTTTCTTGTTATAATACTCTTCAATCTTAGTCGCAGGAATTTCACCTTTGATATCTTTGAATAGTTTTAGGTCGCGCTCGTATCTTTCACGACCAGTTTTCTTACCTGCTGTAGCTTCCCAAAGTTTATCTTTATCACGTTTCCACGGAACTTCTTTCCATTGCTTCTGAATGATCTTAAACAAACCAACGTAATCAGCAAGTTCGGCGATGAATTGTTTTTCTTTTTCATCGGCTTTGATGTTACCGAAACCCCAAGGATTCTTCTTATTGTTGAGATCATATTTAAGAACAAGTGATCCGGCGGAAGCTGCGGTAATCTTTAACTCACAACCAGCTTTATTCTTTTTGTATTGAAGCATCAAGTCTGGTTGATCGTGTCCAGCGCCAGCGGGAACGAAATCCTTTGGGACGAGACCCATTGGTTTCAGCATCTTTGCTGCGTTCTTTTCGTATTCGAAACCCTGCTGTGCAGCCATTATCCGTTATACCTTGTGATGCGACCATCCTCATGAATGAGAAAGGCTTCGAAGTGGACGTTAGGGAACTCTTGTTTGAGTTCCATGAACTTATCTAGATTCGCTTTCGCATCATCAAACATACGAGCATACTGATACTTACCAGCTTTCATCTGATCTCGCACAATCTGCTTTTTAGCTTCTGCGCCTGGAGCTTTGATATTGCCGGCACGATAAACGTGAACCTTGCTAATGTCAAATCCATACTTCTTGAATGTATTCAGAAAGAGCTGCTTATCATCAAGATCAGCGCGAGCTGTTACGATGATGATACGCTTATCTGGGTGCATCGAAAACTTGATGATCAGTTTCTTAGCAGTTTTGAATACAGTCTCGATTGGCTTAGCTGTGTCAGAGAATACCTTAGATGAACGGAACTGAGCAAAGTCGAACTCTTCGCCGTCTTTTAGCTTGTAGACATTGAACTCAGCTGGAGTTAGCTTTTCTGTAACCTTACCAGCTTTCTTTACGAGGACTTGCGTTGTTGTGCTGAACAGCGTGTCGTCGATGTCAAACACCGACAGACTACCTGCTCCAACGCTCTCTTCGATATATTCCCTGAACTTTAGCATTTCAGCCTATTTATAAACGCAAAGGGGAGCGGCACCACACCGCTCCCCGACCCATGACAAACAAGCACCTCCTTAGTCATGAGCCAATTGATCTACAAGAAGTTTGGCGTGACCTTTTTTGATCATATCTAAATGTCTCGCTACACCTCTTGATACATCTAAATCAACGCCCTTGATAAAGGGACCACGGTCGTTGATTCTCAAAATCACTGACTTTCCATTACTGGGATTTGTTACTCTAAGCCTCGTCCCAAACTTTAGACTGCGATGAGCTGCAGTCATTCCTTCTGGATCGAATTTTTCTCCGTTTGCGGTTTTCTTACAACATTCATACCATGAGGCTTTTACTTGGTATGACTTGACGATGCGCGGCTGTTCTACATTAGAAATCGAACAGCCGCACAGAGTGATCATCAGGATCACTGTAGCTGCGATTTTGCGCATTCTTTATTTATATGGGGCTCCCACTAGGATTCGAACCTAGGATAAAACCGTTATGAGCGGTTGGCTTTAGACCTCTAAGCTATGAGAGCGTATATAGATGAGCGACTAGGTTATCATAACCGCCGATATACTGATTGTCAATATAAATCTGAGGAACAGTTCTTGCGTTTGGGAATCTTTCCAGAAACTCTTCTCTGGTTAGATCCTGCCCAATCTTATGTTCCGTATATTCAATTTGCTTTGAGTTAAGTAGCGCCTTAGCTCTATCGCAATACGGGCACGGATCTTTACTATAAATCTCAGCCTTCACTTGTATATTTCTCCACTCTTTTGTCTAAAATGATAACCATGAGCATTACGCCATTCGCGAAAGATTTCTTTTTCTTCACGACGAGCTTCGATTTCCCAAGGAAGATCCCAGTATCTAACACGACCATACCCATCAGTCTTGACGAGTTTGTTCTTCCACTTTGAATAGTCTGCTTGTAGGGCTAAATCTTTTAGATCACCTGTTGCATATTGACGAACGTGAACAATTTCATGGGAAAGGACTCGCATGAGCATTCTGTCGGTGATATAGTTACACACTTCCATATCAAATACACGAGGACGATGGTTATTGTCTTCCCAAGTTACATTTGCATAGATTGGCGTATTCTTGAGGGCTTCTTCAAATCTAATGTTTAGGTCAATGTTATTAGCCAATCTATTACCCAGAACGTATCCGAGCATCCAACGGGCTGCATTCTTAACAAGTTTCTTCTTTCTGTAACTTCCGCCTTCAATCGTAATGTGGGCGGAATTCTTCGAGTATTCTAAAGCCTCTGGGATCATGTTGCCTCCCTTTATGCTTATAGGACTATCATACTCTAGATTTACCGAATTGTCAAGTGACCCTTTATTTAGGCTCTCAAAACTTGAACTTGCTGAATTTATCTTTTGGCTTGTTTCGCTCACGGTCTTCCATCCCGAACTTGGTATTATCCATCACGGCGTCAGAACGCTTGGTTTTGCCGCCACGGCTATCATCAATCAGGTCATCTTGGGCGTTTTCTTCCACATCAAACAGGCGCATTTTGACCCGATCAATACCAACCACGAACTTACGAAGGTCCGCTGGGTCGCTGTATCTGTTCTTCAGCTGCTTGACCATGAGCTGACCACGCTCGTCCATATCCTCTGAGCGGACCAGTGCAATCATAAAGTCAGCAGTCGCAGGAAGACCAAACGACTCGGAAGTATCTTCAAGCCCAGGATCGCTGTTAGAATACCCAGAACGGGTTGTCTGAGTCGCAGACACAATCGGTAGGTTGCGCTCAACTGCAAGCCCACGGAGTTCTTCCGCGATAGACTTGATGTATGTATAGCTATTGACATTCGCACCAGACTTGATACGGCTTGAACAACAGATGTTGAGGTAGTCGATATAGATGATATCAGGAACGAAGTTACGCTTGAGATTCAACTCATTTAGAACATGGCGGAAGTGTCCCGCATGCGCGGATGCGGTAGGATACTCCTTGATGATCAGCTTACCAGTAGTCTTAGCTTTCAATCGTGCGATCTTGTTTTCATAGAGTTCGCGGGGAAGTTTCTGGATATCTTCAGAAGCAATGTTCAGTAGATTAACGTCGATGCGTTCTGCGATCTTCTCTTCAGCCATTTCCATAGTGATGTATAGAACGTTCTTACCCATCGCAAGATTAGCTGCTGCGAAGTGACACATCGCAAGAGTCTTACCAACACCCGTTCCAGCGAGGATGATATTGAGTGACTTGCGAGACAAACCACCACGAGTAATCTTGTTCATCAGCTCAAGATCGAATGGTAGCTTCTCTTCTACTCGATGATAGTAATCATAGCGATCAGCGAAGTCATCAATGAAATCGTGACCGATATGGCTATCGAACGATACGCCAAGAGCTTCTGATAGAATGTCGGGGATAGAGTTTTTAGTGCGATTGCTATCTTTACCATCAAGGATAGCGATACTGTCCATGACTGCATTGAAGACTGCACGTTCTTGACAGAACGACTCGGTTGACTCTAGTAGCCAATCCATTGTCACGGGTTCAGGTTCGATAAGATTACGAACCAATTCCATAGAGCGCTTATGCTCTTCTTCGCTTAGATTACTGCTCGACTCAATCTCAATCCCAATCGCTTCACGAGTTGGGCGAGAGTTATACTTTGTCATGAAGTCAGTGATTCGCTTGAACACTTGGCGCTCAGACGAATCGCTGAAATATTCTTCTTTTAGAAAAGGTAGAGTCTTGCGGGCAAAGTCTTCGTTATGAACCAGATTCTTCAGAATCGTCAGCTCGATCTTCATTCCCGATCTTTCCTACTTGCTTGAGTAAAATGTCATAAAGGATACCTGCAATGGTATCTTCAAATCTAGTCTTGATCTCTTCAGTCAACATCTCTTCGGCGATAAATGATTCGACGATGTGATAGTTGAACTTGAGTAGTGCGTCACCGTTATCTTCTAGTTCATCATTGATCTTCAGATTTTCATAGTGAAACACTACGCCATCGAACTCACCTTCTTTGATAAGGAAGCAGAC